AACGAGCCGGAGCTGCATCTGCATTTTGCAGCTTCCGGCGCTGCTGGTAACGATATAGCCCGATGCGGTGACCGATACGCTGAGGGGCTGCTTTGGGGCTTCCAGCTGGGGCAGGTCATGCCGGTCATTCTGGGCAAGCACCCAGTCGGTCAGCTGCTCAAAAAAGCCGCTGTTGGCAATCTGGGTGCTCTGAGCCTCGCTGTATTCCCGGCGGCTCAGGAATACATAGCTTTTGGCCATGTTCCTGCCGGAGAAATAAGTGGTCAGCACCGGGTCTGTGGGGGAATCCTCAATGGAAAACTCGGCCACCGGCTCCGGGGAAAGCCCGGAGATACGGAATGCTGCCCCGTTCTCGGTCTGCTCTTCGGCGATGAGAGGGCAGGTCTTGAGCCACTCCCGCATGGCCGTGATGGTGGCTTTCTCGCTCATAAGTGGCCCATCCCTCCCCAGAACATAGTAACGGCACGGGTCGCATAAAGGGCCAGATGCTCTCCCATGTCTGCAAGTGCTCGCTGGCCCCAGTAGGAGCCGCGCAGACCTTTGTACTTGTCGGCTTCCTGCCCACGTTCTTTGTTTCCCATGAAAGTGTGCAGGCCGCTGCCCTCGGCGTGCAGGTAATACTGCTTGCGGGCGTAGGTGGTGTTGTAGACCAAAAGGCCCTCGTCATACTTGGAAGCAGTCTGCACGCTATTTTTCAGTGTGCCGGTGTCCAGCGGAACATAACTGTCGATGAGCCGGGCCGCTTCCTGTGCCATGGCATACTGCGCTTTTTGCAGGGCAGCAGTCTTTTCGGCACCGAAGTCAGGCCGCCAGGAAAGCTGCATCTGAACGCCGTCCACCTTGTAGCGCAGGCCGTAGGGTTGATCAAAAACAGGCTTGCTCATTTCCTCAGCTCCCCTCTACATGAAAATGCGGCAGCCGGTTGTCGGAGACCGCCGCCACCGTGCAGCAGATGTGTGTTTTCTCGAGGGCAGCATACTCGGCCTCGGTCAGGCTGCGGACAGCGCCGCAGATGAGCTTGCCGCCCCGCTTGAGCGTCCAGTGTGCCGCCTTTTCCCCGGGCGGGAGCTTTGCCCACTGGAAATAGGGCAGATACCCGGCGGCAGGGGGCAGCCGGATGTGCACCGTTCGCTGGGGGTCGCCGCCGGAGGTGTCCAACTTCTCCCGCCAGCTGCACCCGGGGATGACGTGGCAGACAGGCCGGTCGGTCTCAGTGGCGGAGTCGTGGATGAGGTTCACCACAGTTACGCTACACTGCATCAGAAGCACCCCCGATACAGCAGGCCGTGAGGGTCGCTGCCCAGCGCGTTGGAGAGGATGCTCTGCGCTTCCGCTGCAAGCCGCTCGGAAAGCGCCCCGCTGGCGAAGGTGACAGAGTAGCCATCGTTGGACACGCTGGAAGCTCCGGGCACGGCACAGGCGCTCTGTGCGGCGCTCATGGCATCGACGATCTGGACGCAGGCATCGGCCAGCAGGGCGGCGCACCCGGCACAGGCCCTGGCGTGGGGCTCTGCCCGGCCAAAGGTGTGCCGGTCGATGAGCCGGGAAGCCCGGGCGCACAGCGTGTCAAAGGCAGCCTCGTCCAGCGCTCCGCCCGCTGTCTGGTACTGTTCGTAAGTGCAGTAAAGCATGGCGGCCTCCTTATGCTGCGACCTTCTTCTTAACAAGAATGGTCTGGCCTTTGGTGACCTTGTAGGCGTAGACTTTGCGGCCCTGCACGGCAGATGCGCCGATGAAATCGCCAGAGCCGGAGAGATCCTGCAGGTGGACGGGAACGGCCCACTCATCGATGACGGCGAACCAGTTGGGATGACCGGCCACATATTCCACGTTCTCGCCCAGGGTGGAATCCTCGAACACGGTGTAGCCTGCGATCTTGCCCACAGCGCCGGTCTGGACGACCGCGTCGCCCAGGTCGGAAGCCTTGATGAACTCGGGGCTCTTCAGGAGCAGGCCGTAGGTGTCCGGGGAGACCAGCAGCCAGCGGCCTGCGGTGGGCACGCCGATGGAGGACTGCTGAGTGCGTGCATCCACGATGTTGGCGTAGATGGTCTTTTCGGTCAGAGCGGTGGTATTGCCGAAGGCAGTGCCTGCGGTGGTCAGCTCCACGGAGCCGTCAGAATCCATCTGCAGGCCCAGAGAGTAACCGGCGCTGTCCAGGCGGTCAGCCACCAGATTGCCGGGAACGCTCTCTGCATCGAAACCATCGATGATCTCATTCACGGCCTTGTCGTGGTCGATGTTGACGGTGAGGTAGGTGGTGTCACCGCTGGTCTGCTTTGCACCCTTGGCCTTGTCGTAGTCGTTCACCACCACCTCGGTGTCGCGGACGGGAACCTTGACGGAACCTGCCTTGGGGCTGCCCTCGTAGCGGTTGTTGCAGATCACGCCGACTTTCTTCACCAGCGTCTTGCGCAGCTTGAGGTCGACCAGATTGGAGTAGCGGACCTGTGCTTCATGTGCCATAAGAATATCCTTTCTCTCATTCAATGTTGATATCGGGGTTCATCGCCTTGAAGGCAACGGTCACGGGGTCAATGTCACCGGCGGGCGGGGTGCCGTGCTCTTTGCCGCTGGAAACGTGAACGGAACCAGCGCCGCCCTCTTCCGCCTCGCCAAAGGCCCAGGGGTTCGCCTTGGCGGCTTCTTCCAGAGCCTTGGAGATATCGGTGGAACGGTCCTTGGAGCCCTTGAGGGCATCCAGATCCAGCAGTGCCCGGACCGCCTTGACGCTACGGCCCTTGGCTCCCAGAATGGCGGTGTTCAGGGCATTGTCAAAGGCAAAGCCCTCAGCCTGTGCCTGCATATCGCCCTTGAGTTTGGCAATGTCTGCCTCGTATTCCTCAGGCTTCTTCTTGCCGTCAAAGGCGGCAAGGCCGTCCTGGGCGGTCTTGAGCTGAGCCTGGGTGTTTTCCAGCTGGGTCTTGTACTGCTCGGCGGCAGTCTTTTCCCGGTTGACATCGTTGCCGTTCTCGGCCATGATCCAGTTGAGCTGTTCCTCGGTAATGCCGGGGATCTTGTTCTTCACGTCTTCACGCTTCATGGTGGAAAAACTCCTTTCTGTTGGTGAAACCACGGTTTGGTGACACGGTTCTCCGTCCGTGTTCGGTTGTGGGCAGGGTACGCACTGACCTCTGCGATGGCACCGTCTGGAGGCATCGAACCTCCCGCTTCCGGTTTTGGAGACCGGCGCTCTTCCAGAATGAGCTAAGACGGCATGAAAAAAGCGCCCCTGCCCGGCTGGGCAAAGACGCTTGCGGTATTAGGTTTGGTCAGTCCCAGTCGGCATAACGGGGACAATTAAGGCAGGTTTTATGGGCTTCTGCCCAATTGCAAGGTGGCTTATCGTCACCCTTCAGGCAAAGAGTATCATCGCCAATATTGGAGACCTCAAAGCACAAACCGCAGTCGATTTTGCGGTTATAGATAGGGCAAAACCATTCTTCCGGCTTTGCTGTATCGTTAGTGCGGAATACCATGCTTCTTAACCACCTCCATCAATTTTTGACCGCCCTCATCCAGCGGCCCGATACTGGAAACATTGCCATTCTGCCCAATGGCAACAAAACCATACTCGGAATAGTAACAGGTCTGTGTTCCGTTACGCTGGGACATTGCGACTTTGGAAGAGCGGATAATGCGTTCGGCATCCATCGGCCCCATGCCACGTTCTGCCCAGCGCTGCAGAACGTGTTCGCTCGCAAAGTTGATTTCATTGGGTGCAGGCGGCGATTCAATCAACTTGCCTTTCGCCTTTATTGTACCAGCTTCACGCATCTGTTGCAATTCCACATTTGCAGAATCAAAACGTTCCTGCTTTCGGGCTGTATAATTGGCCTTGCCCGCCTCGCTCCTGCCAAAGCCTGCCACGCTGGTGCGGGCGCTGTCCGCCCTGCCGCCGGTGGCGCTGATAAAGTCAGACAGCTCCTGACGGGCCTGCCGGAGCTTTACCGCGCTGGCGGTGGTATCGGCCCCGGCGGCATCCTCAGCCAGATACCGGCGCTTGTACTTGCGCACGGTGCGCTCCCTGGCCCGCTGCATCTGGCTGATCTCGTACCGGGTGTACTTGCCGCCGTTGTACTCGATGTCCCGGGCGTTCAGGGCTTCCAGGTCTGCCTGTGTCCAGGCGGGTGCGGGGCCCAGCTCCGGGAAGATGGCAAAGAAGGTATGACGGCAGTTCCAGCCGCAAAGCCCTGCGCCGGTGCCGTAGCCGGTGGCGGTCTCGAAGTCCGGGTAATGTTTGCCCATGTAGTCCACAGCGCCGTCCCGGTGGAACTGCCTGCCCTGCCACTCAGCGTGGGAAGGACGGGCCCCGCCGTGGGCCGTGGTCTCGAAGAACTGAACCCCCATCTCGTCGGCCCGGGCCACCTGCAGCTTTGCACCGGTCTGATTCACACCAGTCAGCACCGCCCGGCGGGCGGCAACTTCCAGCGTGTCGGTGTGGCCGGTGGGGTAGGTGACGTACTTCATGGTGTCGGCCAGACTGTCCACCGCGCTCTTGACGGCGCTCTTGTAGTCGAACGCACCGCTGCTTACCTTGAGATGGGTGCGGTCGAGGGCGGCTTCAAACTGGCCGCTGACGGTGTTGGCCGTGGTGGCAGTCAAGTTGTGGAAGGTCCCCGCCGTCTGCTGGTAACCCGCATTGAGTAGGGCCTGCAGGGTGGCATTGTCGGCAAAAGGCGTGGGCTCCTTGCCGTAGTGGTAGTAGATCTCGTCCTCAGCCTCCATGGCCCGGGTGACCGCTTCCTGCATGAGCCGCCGGATCTCGGCTTCGCTCTTACCGGTGTAGCGGGCCAGCTTCTTTACCACGTCCTGCCGGAGGGCTTCGGTCTGTTCATGCCGCCAAAGCTGCCAGTTGGCCGTGGGGGTCATGGTGTCCATTTTGGAGATGCGCCGGGCCACGTCCCGCAGGATATCGTCCTCGACCTGCTGAAATAAAAGCACTAAATTATTTGGAAGTGAATCAAGATAAGATGGAGACAGCATATTTCTTTCAATGAAAAAGAGCACCTGTCATTACAGATGCTCTTTAAGATAAATATTACTTTGACCAGTATTCGGATTCGGCCCTGAACCTTGCGGTTCGAGCTTCTTCAAACGTGTCAAATCGTCCTACTGTTATCTGCTTTCCATTGACACCAATTTTTACAAGGTAACGACCGGATGCCAATTTCCAGACCCCTTTAACTCCGCTTGACGAATCTTTTCGAGTGCGAGTGTTTCGAACATTGTTCTTTCGTTCGACCCAGTGGCAATTTTCCGGAAAGTATCCCTTGTCGTTATCAATGCGGTCGATTTCTAATCCTTCAGAATAGCCACTTTGATAGGCCCATTCCCGAAAGCAGGAATAGTTTTCCAGCCATTCAGGGCACATTTCTATTCCACGGCCACCATAGTCATCATAGTTCTTGTTACTAGGATTTTCACATCGTTGCTTTATCCCGGCCCAAACATAATAAAGTTTTGTTTTTTGGCGTACTCTTGCATCACCATGTTTTATAGCTACACAACCACATGATTTTGCGTGACCACGTTTCAGCTCTCCAGCAGTAACAACTGATTGCTTGCCACAGTCGCATTGACAAAGCCAGCGAGCCCCTCCAAAACGATTGTTGGGTGCGCGTTCTTTAACAACAAGCTTTCCGAACCGCTGACCGGTTAAATCAATGAATTTTCCCATCAGTGGGTACCCCCTTTCCGGCGAGCCCGCTCTTCACGCACGCCACTGATACGACCTGCCATGAAGATATCAGCCAAGAAAGTGTAAAACTGAGTGGCATCACTTTTCAGAGGACGGGCGCAGTACAAATCAGCGATATCCTTGGCCCAAGCCAGTTCTTGAGGAGTATGAGAGTTCCGGTACTTTACGGCTTCAACCGGGGTGCAGAGAATTGCGTTCATAATTTTGACCTCTTATTCTCTTGTAAGAGGCCGCCCAATTTGATATAATAGATTTATCAAAGGGAGACCTCTGATGTGACGAAAATCTCTGTGCTGTACGACCGCCAAGAAGTAACAGCACGGGGATTTTTATTTTTGTGGTTGCGCCAGTAACAGATGGATTCCTTTCCGAATTGCTTCTGCTCGTGTGATATTGTGATTTTCACAATATTCCAAAAGCTTCTCGTTTGTATCGTTGTCAAGACGTACCTTGATATCGACGCTCAAAGGATTATCTGCTTTGGGACGACCGGTTCTCGGAGACATTGAATCACCTCACTTTATGAGTTCCGATAATTCTATTATATACTTGGAACTCATAAAGTCAAGTGTTTTCTTTCGGGGCCAGCATCAGGCACCCCCGCCGAAGCTCAGCTCAGGCTGTTTGTTTTCGTCAGCAGCTTCCTGCGCCAGTTTGCGGGCATCCTCTTCACTGACCCCGTACCGGGCAGACAGATACTTGTACCGGGGCAAAAGGCCGCTCAGGGCATCGTCCCGCATCTGGCTCATCCGGGTCTCGGCATCGGTGATGTAGCTGTCGTCCCAGTCCACCGAGATGGGCGTTTCGGGGTCCACCGCCGCCCCCTGCAGGTTCTTTGCCGCCCACAGGATGGCCCGCACGATGCCCACCAGCGCAACCTCGATGGGGATCTGGTTCTTGTTGGCGCTGGCCACCAGATCCTGACGGCTGCCATTGTACTCGGTGGCCGTGGTGACGTTGCCCAGCTCGAAGTTGTACCGGTGACAGCCCAGGCCGCACTTGAAGCTGAACAGGTTCAGCATATCCTGCACAGCCTTGTGGTTCTGTTCCACCCGCAGGTCGGGGTTGTATTCGTGGTATTCGCTGGACTGGTCGAGGCTCCCTTCCTTTTGGGGCAGGGTGACGAACTGGCTCTGCACATCGTCATCGGGCGGAATAGAGTGCTCCACGCCCTCTTGGTCCACCACCTTGCGGCAGATGTCCGCAGAGTAGAAGATCTTCTTGTGGCCCAGCCGGATATCCTCCCTGTAGTTGTCAAAGGCAAGGTCGATGCCCTGGGCCTCGGCCAGCGCTTCGGCAAAGACGCTCATGCCCAGCCCTGTGCCGCCGTCAAGGTTCTTGACTGCTGCCGGGCTGAACAGGGTAAACCAGGGCGGGGAACCCTCCACCGTGATGCTTTCTGCCGTGCCCGGCGGGGCCTGCAGCGCTTCAAACACCGGAGCACCCGAAACTCCATCCGTTACCCGGAACCACTCGTTGCGGATGGTGCGCCGGGTCTCATTGCCGGTGTGGGTCTGCAGATAGACCGCGGGCTTACCCTCCA